TGTTCACGATCAGTAGCGTCTACTTCACCAGACACGTAAAATACTTTGCGGTCTTCAGCAGCTAACTTCCTGATCATATCGTATAATACCTTTCCGTGTTTCTCTACAAACTGAAACATTACTAGGGTATTCCCCGTTTGATCCAATGCAACTTTGCTGATAAACTTGTTACGTGGTTCATATGTGACAATGTAATCAAGTTCTTCTTGATAACTTTTGTCTTTCATCATGTTACAGATATCGTTGTGGTATCTTAATAACAAGATAGAGATGTCCAACTCTGCCAGTTCTTTCGACTTTTGCAGTTCAACTGTACGGGTAACAGTGAGTGTTGGACCAAACAGTCCTTCTAAGACCAGTTTGTTTGTTTCGGTACCATCAAGGGTACCAGTAAGACCAAATCGATATTTGGCGTTAACGCATTTGTCCATCATTGTAGTGAGAGACTTTGCTTTGAATAAATGCACCTCATCACCAAAGACGGTGCCGAACTGTTCGAACCATTCTTTGCCAAATTTATAGATGGACTGCCACGTGGAGATGATGACACGTTTGTCGGTATTTTTTTCTTTACCAGAGTAGATGCGATGACAGAACTCTTCTACGTCATACCCGTAGTCTTCAAAGTCCTTGTACATTTGTTCTACAAGTGATGTAGTCGGAACGACTACCAGAATTTTTTCATCAGTGACCTCAAAACAGTACCGAAGAAGATTATATATGATAAATGATTTACCGCTACCAGTAGGACTAAGTAAAATACAGCGTCGGTGCTCAACGCCGTGTGAAATAGCTTTGTACTGATAGTCTCTAGGCTTGAATGGTGCATCAAGAAGAGATAGAAACTCGACCAAAGCAGGATGATCGATGTCTTCTCTAAACGACGGAATTCCATACGTTTCATGTTCAAGTATCTCTAACTGGTAAAATCTGTCCGCACAAAAACGGCGCAGATGTTGATACAACCCTACGTTCATTTGTTTCGACACGATGTTGTAAAGCTTAACCTTACCGTCCCAGTGTCGAGATTTATATGCTGGCATATATTTGTAGCCAGGTACGAAGAAAGAGAAGTACTCTCTCAGTTCGTTTTCTTGCGCCGGATGCGCTTCCACCATAAAGTGTGAATAGTCCTTCATCCGAATTCGTATTTTGTTATCCACCAGATTCAAACTTTCTATAGTCGATCATGTTCTTGATCGTAGAATGTCTCCACTTCAAAACATTTAATATATCCATTAAAGTATCTATCTGTATCTTTAACATGGATATTCTCTCTACGGACTTCTGTATTTCTGGATCAGCGTCGTAGTAGTAGTCCATTTCCCCTTTCAGAATCTTAAGACCATTGAACGGATCGGGTTCCCACCCTTTCTCCATGATCTCTTGCTGATCCATCTTACCGTTGTAGTATAACCACTTTTGTTTGAGTAATGTCTTCTGCGCAGTCTCGGCGCGTTGTAGTGACAACTTACTAATGGTAAGGTACTCTAGATATTTCGCATGTAAGTTAGGTGTTCTCCTTGATGTTTCGTCTAACTGGTGAATAGGGATGTGAGAGTCTTCTTCCCACTCTTTCAAAATTCCTTCAATATTAATCATGTAAAACTCACGCGGGTAAAAGGTATATTATATTACAAATTGGTGATATAATCAATACAATCTTCCCAATAATCTTTATTGTGACCTAAGACATAACTCAGCGTCATACGGTAACAGTTAGTTCTCGCAGTGTGATACACTACTTGATCTGACCCGTACGCACCAAAGTACCCTGCCTTTAGTTGCCACCCCTGTTCATCCCGAACCGTAATAACTGCTTGCGTTTCCGGATCAACATATTTAAACCACCCGTCACCCTTCTCCGACCAAGTAAAGATCAGATTGAACGCAGAGGCGTTCGCGTTATTATGCCACCCAATAAATCCATTTGGTGGGTAGAGGGTAGACAACGCACTTGTTTCTAAACCAAGTTCCGTCTTCATCTTACCGTCGAGGTGGAACCATGTCTTTGCATACTCTTCAGGATGCGTCCCACGATAAAACTCAACCTTGATAGGATGACACACAGAGTTCTCTGCACCGCCCAGATGTCGTTCTCCCATATTCATTATACGGCGCATTTCGTCTTCGCCTGTATAATGATCAGCCATCCCCGCTTGATCTGATCTCAGTACAAGATTGGTCTTTTCTGGTTGGTAGAGTTCACGATAAGTGTACCGAAACTCTTCGAGAAGATCAAGAACGTTTCGGTTCCTGATCTCGTACTTAGCGAGGGGCATCTTAGTCGTTGTCCACCAGTATTAGATCGAATGTGGATGACACCTGTGTTGCTTGTCCCGCAATAACATCAACCTTAATATCAGACTTTTCAGGAATCCTTAACGGTATAGGATAATTAATATCTAGGCTCTGACCACCTGCGGCATTATAGTTACCGATAATTCTAAACACTCCTCCATCGTCATATTCTCGACAAAAGACTCGATATGTCATAGCAGTGTTGGTAGAAGCCTTGTCTGAACCTAAATGAAGATCTAAAAGATACGCAGTTTTTCCGGCAGGAACGGTATACACAGACATCAATGTCTGACCCAACCCTTCCATAATTTTCGCTGCTAGAACACCGCCTTGTAGAATTTCAATATCTTGTGTGTTTTCCTCTGCAGCCATACGTGCTCGAAAAACACGAGTGAAAATAGTACCAGAAAACCCAGTACCAATGACCAAATTTTCGACAGCAAAATCATAGTTCTCATCAAGACCTTGCACTTCTACGACTTTACCATCGTCTGCTGGACCCGCAGACCCGATCACATTTACCGCGCCTGCCGCAGGATATGGGTATAAGTCACTACCTGAATTTCCGTCCCATACAGTACCTTCAGTGACATTACCGTCTGTGGCACCAAACTTGTGAACGTGATTGTATCCGCTTACTTCACCAGCTGCAAGAGGGATATTACTCGCTGATCCAGATGTGTTTATAATGTTACCATTTTTGTCTGCGATCATTACCACTTCATGGATGTCGTTTCGTGTCCCCTGACCCATCCAGTGTTGACCTTTTGCGCTAAATTGTGCCATAATATCTCCTTAAATAAATTCAAACTCAGTAAATCTAAACGTCACGTCAAAAGATATGTACGCGACATCACCAATAGTCGATGTAAGTTCAACTGCGCCCAGACGTGTAGGGACTGCGTTCTTGTAACGGATCTTACCGCAAGAGTTATTGTGACTGTTAAGAATGATAACCGTTACGTCATGGTTCACGGTCTCGCCTTTCTCGTACAAGCACTCTTCTAACCAATTCTGCATTTCTTTGTACGCGGACAAGTCTTCGTCAAGTATCAACGTAAGGGTTAGGTCGCCGTAGTCGATTGTGTCTCCCGACAAAGGCATACTTTGTATTCTAGGGATACCAAGTTCTACAGCATTAACCGTGGCTCCTGGGTGCGAGACAGATTGAGAGAAGAACTCCATATTTGCATACTTATCCCTTTCGATTATGATACGAAATCCCGTTGGTTGCAAAAAGTTCTTGTTGTCCGTTAAACTCATGATAAACCCTCTTTATCACTTTATTTATACGCATAAAAAAAGGGAGTCCGAAGACTCCCCAAAATGACTAGTGAACTAGTTCTTTTTATTATGCTAGGATGTTGTCTACGCGGAAGATGCGGTAGTACTGGTTTGTACCCTTAGTTGCATCGATATCACGTGAAGAACCATCTAGTGATCCAACGAATGGGTTCGCTGCCATTCCATAACGAGTCTTAAACCCGATACGTGGCTGGAAGTCGTTCTCGCCAACTGCTTTGACCATCTGTAGTGGTACGTATGGGCAGTAGAACATACCTGCGTCATATGGGTTAGTACCCTTATAACCTACTGTACAGTAGTTGGTAGTTGCATATGGATCGATAAATACGCGCATACGACCGTTTAGAGTACCAGCGAATGTGTTACCAGTGTCGTCGATGTTTAGACCTGCGCCTGGTGTGTAGTCTAGCTGACCAGAAGCTGCAAGAGCAGTCGCAACGTCAGATGAACATACGATGATGTTACCCTTACCACGACGTGTTTCTTTTGCGATTACGTTTGCTTCGCGTTCGATCTGCATTGCAAGACCCTTGAACTTCTCAGCAGACCAACGACCATCAGCGTCTGTTGATAGGTCAAATACGCCTGGTAGAGTAACGTTAGAAGTCTGTACACCCAACTTAGCTTGGAAGTTGATTGAACGTACGATTTCACGGTTGATCTCTGCTAGGATTTCTGTAGACAGAATGTTTGCTAGTTCTGTCTCTGCGTCTAGACCGTGAATTGCCTTCAAGTCCTGCGCTAGTTCTAGTGAGTACTCAGCCTTTAGTGCACGTGACTTTGCAGTAACGGCTGTCTTCTCGATTGTGAATCCCATCTCTTGGAAATCACCAGTGTCACGACCTAGACCTTCTGCCTTTTCTGTAGACATTGGACGGCCGACTGCGTCGACAACACGACCGCCAGCTGAATCGAATCCAGACATACCTGAACCGTCAACGTCCTGACCTAGAGTACCAGCGTCACCAGAGAATGCAGTTTCTGCTTCGTCTAGACCTAGTGCCTCTGTACCAGTTGGCTGGTAGTTTGACTTCATCGCGAAGATTAGACCAGTTGGACCAGACATTGGCTGGACACCACATAGGTCATATGCCATTAGGTTTGGCATTGCGCGACGTACTAGTGAGATTAGGATTGGATCCCAGTTTGATACCTGGCCACCAGCAACGCTGTTAGTTGGACCAGTTTCTGTTAGAAAACCACCCATTGCAGCACGCTCTTCTGTTAGTGCACGCTCTTGGTTTTCTAGGATAGCAGCAGTAACTGCCTTACGGTGATGATCGGTGATCGCGCCAGCAGACTCTTCATTAAGTACTGGTGCCCACTTCTCAATCAATTGATCGAATGAATTGTTCATTGTTAGATTCCTTATTTCTTAGAGGTTTTACGTAGAGCACTCAAGTAGTTATTCATCGATGATGATACTTCTACTTCTTCTTCAGCTTCTTCTGAAACTGACTCTTCAATTTGCTCTGGAATTTCTTTTGAGAAGTATGATTCCTTGACAGTGTTGATCTTCTTAGTGAACGACTCTTCGTTCTCAAAGTCAACAGTCTCTACAAGTTCACGTAGCTTCTCTGCTTGAGTGTCTGCTAGGTCACGAGATGCTTCAGCGATGATTGTGTCACGCTTGTAAGTTTCTAGTTCTTCAGCAAGTGAGATTGCATCACCAGTAGTTGAGTTTAGTTTCTCTTCTAACTCAGATACTTGTTCTGCTAGTTCATCAACTAGGTCTACCTTAGACTCTGGAACTTCAACGTAAGACTCTACAAATAGGTCACGCATTCCGTTCATGAACCCTTCAGCGATTTCAGTACGTAGACCGTTCTGAATTGCTAACTTGTTCTCTTCCATCCAAGATTCAACAACGTAGTTTAGGTATGAATCAACCTTACCGACTAGGTCGGTCTTGATTGTTTCGACTTCTTCAGCAAGCTCTTCAGCATACTGTTCTTCTAGACGAGTTACTTCCTCAGAAAGTTTTGACTTTACAGCCGCTTCAAAGATGACCGAAGTCTTCTCCTTGAACTCTTCTGATAGTGTTGCTTCGCCTTCGACAATTGCAGCTAGTTCTGCAGAGGTGTTTAGTTCAGCTACATCTTCTAGGTCAACGCCTGCTGCTTCGCAGACTTTACTGTATGCTGCCATAAGATCGTTCTTCTTCATTTTAGAAGCAGTCTTATACATTGCATTTAGCATACCAGCTTTGGTCTTTGGCATTGGGTCTTGCTTCGTATTGTTCTTAGCAGTTCCCATTGATGGCGGCGAAGCCTTTGAAGTTGCATCTGTAGCCTTGTCGACAGAAGCAATTGAATCTAATTCAGTTGTTGCTTTTGCGTCTGGCTTGCCCTTTGCTGCAGGAGCTTGTGCTTCTTCGAGAGTTTCCTCCACGATTTCGTTTGTTTCAACATCTAGATCGCGGATTTCACCTTGATTTAAATCAGTCATAGTGACTCCTTATAGTTTAGATTTGATTAACGAGAGGAAATTCTTG